GCTTCGTGAGAACCATGCTGTACAACTTCATCGCCTACGGGAACGCCTACGCCGTGCTTATAAGGAACGCAGGCAATTCGTCTGGCCGCTCTTACACGTGGATAGACGACAAAACGCTCGAACCAATCTCCGGCGTTTATCCGATAGATCCGCTCATGGTGAAGATCGACAGAAAGAACAACGGCTCCGTGAAGACATACCAGCTCGACGCGAGCGTATTCGAGGCCTCGCTCTACATAAACGCGAAAAGCCCCGACGTCGTCAATTACCCGACCAACTGGACTAGAACGCAGGGCGTCGTTAACGTCGATAAGAACGACATGGTCCACATAATCTACGACGAAAACTCCACGCCGTTCGGCCGGCCGCCGCTCTCGGAGGTCCTCGAAGACGTACTCGCTCTGAGGACGCTCGAAGAGGTTATCCAGGACATGATACGCCAGAACATGTACGTGATAACCGTTTACAAGGTTGGAACTCCGGACCGCCCAGGCAAACAGCAAGACATAGACGCCGTCAAGAAGAACCTGACGTGGAACCCTTCCGACGGAATGCTGGTGATGCCGGGCGACCACGATATAGGAATAGTCAGCGCCAACATAAAGGACATACTCTCCTTCATAGAATACTTCAAGACCAAGATCTACTCTGCGATCGGAGGTTCCAGCGTCGGATTCGGCGAGGCCGGCGCGGCAAACAGGGCGACTTCCGGCGACGCGCGAGTGCCGCACTTCGACAAGGTCCGCGATATGCAGCTCCTCTTCGCCAGTTTCTTCCAGACTTACTTCCTCGACCACATCGTGTGCGACATGGGCTACCACCCGGCCACGCTGGTCGAAGGCAGACCGGTACTCCTGTTCAACGAGCCGGACATCGAGACGTTGACGAAGAAGACCAACAACAGTGTCTTCCTGTACGAACACAACGTCGCGACCTTCAAGGAAACGAGGACAGCTCTCGGGTTCACGGGGAAATCTATCGACGAAGACTTACATCTTGTGCGGGTTACGAAGCAACAGGCCGAATTCACAGCCAAAGCGCAGGCGGACAACTCGAAAGAGACCGACAACAGAACGGCGCCTAAGAATCAACACAGCTAAGGAAAGGATGACGACATGAAATTCGATAGATTCATAAAAAACAGCGGTTTCATAGACGGAATAATGAAAGGTCACGTCGAGAACAGGAACAGCGAAATCATAAAACAGACGATGCCGATCATCGCCTTTGCCGACGATTCGGTTATCGAAGACGCACTCGTCACTTCCGGCAACAAGTTTTGGGTGATCGCCACACATTCCGACGTGGAGATAAACAACAGGATCTACATTCAATCGGAGATAACGGCAGCGATAGATACGTGGATTTATCCTTACCAGAAGCCGGTACTCAAACACCACAACGACTGGAGCGATCCGGTTGGAAAGGTCCTCGAAGCCATTTACTTCACCTCCGGCGAACTCGGAGTTATTAAGGACATGGTCGGAAACGAAAAAATACCGTGGCCAGAAAATGCCACCGGAGCAGTTTTGCTGAAAGTGGAACTGACCGACCAGGATATGTACGAGAAGGTCAGGAACGGTGCTTTCAACACCGTCTCGGTGGGCATGTTCCCGGACAGACACACCTGCAGCATCTGCGGCAAAGACCTCACCGATTACGACGCCTGCCCGCACCGCGTCGGAAAGGTTTACGACGGGAAGAAATGCGTCGATATACCAAAAGGCTTCCATTACAAGGAACTGAGTTTCGCAACTCTACCGGCCGACGAATTCGCCTTCTTCGTAGGAAAAGTACCTGATAAAGACAGTAGTGTAGTTATTTCTTCTTCTGAAGGCACCGATTCAATAAGCAAAGAAATTGGGGAGGAAAAACAGATGGAAAAAGAACTTGCCGACAGACTCGCCTCGTTAGATGCGATTGTCAAGAACCTCGACGAAAAGCTCGGCGCTTTCAATACCAGAATTGAAAAACTCGAATCGATCGAAACCGACAGGCTGAACGTGAAGAGAAGAGAAGTCGCGGTTAAGGTTGTAGATGGAAAGACTCAGCTCGGTCTGTCTTCGTACCAGAACCTTACCGATGACGAGAAAAACAAGATCATAGACAAGCTTTCTTCCAAGAGCCTCGAAGAACTCAACGAAATGTATTCGGAAATCTCCGAACAGCTCAAGAAAGTCGAGGACTCCAAGGTAAAGCCGGCGCCGGTCGAAGACGACAAGCCGACCGACAAGACGGAAGATGCGCAGACGCCGCCTCCGGCCCCTGCGGCGGATACTGCAGCGCCAGCCGATCCGACCAACCCGCCTGCCGTCAACCCCGAAGCCAAGACGATTAAAAGTTCCGAAACGCTGATCAAAGACGGAGACGTAAAACCGCAAATCCCCACAATCACAGAAATGGTCAACGATGCTCTGAAGGTTAACAAAGGCAAATAAGGAGGGTAATTATCAATGCCACTCATAACTAGAAAAGGAAGTGTCAAGAAATTCGCGGAATACACAGAAGGTGTAAGGATAGCCTCCGGACTCAAGCTCAGGCCAGCCCCTTATCTTCCTGTTGTCAAATACGATACCGAAATGAAGAGAGGTATAGTCCTCGAAGCCGGCACGATAGTCTCGCTCGATCAGTTCGGTTACGTGGTGCCTGCCAACGGCGGAGTCGATTCCGTTTTCAACTATACTGTGCTCGACGTTGCCGAAGGAGTTTACGACATAACGACCTTCACCAACAAAAAGACCGACGCTAGAGTGGCCGCGCCCGCCGAAGCAGTTCCCGGCCTCAGAGGCAACAAACCGCTCGGTGTCGTGTTCAGAGATTACCACGTGTGGGACATGCAGGCCGATCCTTCTTACCAGATGGACCTTGAGGTCACGATCCTGGCCGACTGGATGATTCTCGTGGCACTCTCCGGAGATTACGATTCCAGCGAATATCTGCCGGGTACGCTCATAGTTCCGGACTCCACAGGCTGGTACGTTCCGCTCGCAGTCAGCTCGATAAGTGATGCTATCGAAGACGTGCAGCCAGCCGCTGCTGCCATCATAGCAAACATCTCGGCCGCGCTCGAACAGGTCGTCGGAAGAGTCGTCAAGGTTATCGACCTCGAAGCTGATCCGACGTGGACCGGCGGATATGAGAAGGTCATAACCGTTCCTGGACTCGGACTGCCAGGCATGGAAAACGGCGGAGTTCTCGACGGCATGGACCCTGTAACCAAGAAGGCCGCTGTAATTCAGCTCAACATCTAGTAAGTAAACAAGGAGGATAAACTAACATGCTCACTGAAACAATGACAGCCAATCCTACGATAGAAGATCTGATGGCCAGGATCGAAAAGACCATAGACCAGAAGATACAGAGCAACGTCGTCGCGAGGGACTACGCGCTCTTCGCACCAGAGGCTATCAAGAAAGCCATAGAGAGAGACAGGGGCTCCGCAGCTCTCGATATGATTCTCTCGTGCGACGGATACATCGACCCCGTTGCCGCGACGTATGCAAAAACATCGGTCGAAAGAAGAATGCTCAAGGACCTCATAACCTCGGAGGAGTTCGCGGAGTTCTTCCCGAAAGTCGTCACCAAGAGATTCGTCGAGGCTATCGAACCTAACCTCGTACTCACCAACATGCTCCAGAAGATGACCTTCACCGGCCTCAGAATGAAGTGGCCCTTCCTGTCCGGATTCGGCGGAAACCTTTCGATGGGCGAAGGCGCGGAGCCTAGAGCCTTCAAGATGACAACCGGCTCGTATCAGGAAATCGAAATCGGCAAGCACGGTATCGCCGTGGAAGTTACAGAAGAGACCCTGATGTACAACGAGTTCCCGGTCTGGAATCACATGATAAACGAATCGCTCAAGGCTCTGGCGAGATGGAAGGAAGTACAGGTCTCCGAAATGCTCTTCCAGAACGCTAAAGTTGCGCTCGACAACGACAGCGAAGAACCGACGATGCACACCAGCGGCGTTGACGCCAGCGGAACCGCCAACGGCGGACTCACGTTCGACGACATAATCGTGGCAGCCTCCAAGCTCATAACCAAGGGCTTCAGCCCGAACACCATAATCGTGCACCCGCTCTCCTACCCGGTGTTCCTTA